AGATATATGGCAGTGGCTATCATTATATATTCCAGTCTCATAATTAAATTTCTTACAGGTTTCAGAGTTAATATGTCTCTTAGGTAATGCTTCGTTTATACCTGTAATCATGTTTGTTTCCTTTCTTGGGGTTATTGGTGCTGTGGGTTTATCGTTTGAATTAAAATAGTTGTACTGTTTACAGCCGAAACAAAACGAATGATTTTCGTATATGGCTAAATTATCTCGACTGGAACAGTTTAGGCAAGGAGCATGTCTTAAAAACTTATCATTAGATAGTTCCGTCATCTCTAAGTTCCTGTAAATCTTCTTCGCTAGTTAAGCCGTCTGAAAATTTATAATTTTTAATATCTTCATTAAGTAAATATTTTCTAACATCAAATGATGGACAAAATTTCTTATCATCTAAATCTCGGTGTCCAACAATTTGTGCATCAGGATAAATTAATACTAATCTTTCTAATTCTTTTTTAAGACTGTCGAATTGTTCGCCAGTAAAATTATCATGGGGTTGTGTCCAATCTTCTTCTAAAGCTCCACCAACTACACAAAGTCCAAAAGAATTATGATTGTATCCTTTAACATGCGCTCCTACTTCATTGTCTGAACGTCCTTGTTCAACTTCTCCATTACGTTTAATAACGCTGTGGTAGCCGATTTTTAACCAACCATTTTTTCTATGTATTCTATCTATCCATTTAGCATCTACATCTTTCATAGATGGTCTCGTTTGAGAACAATGGATAACTATATATTTAGTTTCTTCTCGCATTTTTATTTTCCTTTATTTCGTTGAGCCATTCTTGTGGGAATGGAAGTTTGGTTGATTGAACGCAGTGATATTTAAACTTAAAAAGTTCACACCACTTGCCGTAAGTTGTTTGTGATTTTTTTCCTATCTTGGTTTTAGAGTTTGAAAAGACAAAACGAATATCTAATTCAGGGTGTTGCGCCTTAATTAGTTTATGCTTCTTTCTATCTTGTGAATTGAAAGCACCCTTAGCTTCCACAATAAAACTATTGTTTATTGGGAAGTCAGGTGTGTAAGTTTTTTTGAAAGTAGGAACATCAAAAGTTATTTTCATACCTTCGTATGTGAAATGTATTTTCTGTTTTTTAAGGTAATTATAAACAACTTCTTCAAGTCCACTTTTTAATTCAACTTTATTAGAAATCCGAACTCGTTTGAACTTTTGTCGAAACATTAGAGTTCGTCCCTTCCATTGTAGCTTCAGGTTTACTTTCAAAACCATCTTCTTCTTTGAAAATGTTTTGAGATTTTCCTTCAACTAATTTTATAATTTGAACAGCCTTCAATCTTGCGCTTACTCCTGCACCTAGTAATGGTGTGAAATAAGGAATTAATTGGTAGGCTATCTTCATTGTTGAACCGCCCCATATTGCAGTCGTTGCAGATAAAGGATTTTTCTTTGCATCAAAAAGCATTGGTCTTTGCGTAAACTTTTCGTTAGTTTTTCTATTAAGACCTGACGCTTTCATTTTGTATTTAAAGAAAACGAAACCGCTTTCTTCTTTATAAGGTTTAGGTGCTGACTTTACTTTTTTGCCTTTGTTATCTTTTTCGGCTTTCGCTAGAGCATCTTCACATGCTTGGTCTATATCTTTGACCATTGCTGAAGCGTCTGATTTAGCGACTTTTAAAGTTACCTTGTATTCTCCTTGTTCGTTAAATCGAACATCAGGTTTAACAAGATGTGGGTAAATACTCTCCCCAGTTACACTTACCTTAGTAGGTATATCACTCATAGTTTTTCTCCTTTTGATTGTTAATGAGAACTAACTGTTTAGTTAGCTATAAGTGGAACTTTATATACCCACTACTGCATACATGAGGGTTTTAAAAAAAGTATTTTAGATACAGAAAAATACCGATTTCTTAACTTGCTCTAAATCAAGGTTTCCTCTTGATGGTATCTTAGGAAACTTCTTTAGATTTTTAGCAGATAGCATTGCCTTCATTTCATTAGCAAAATTTAATAAAACATCTTCTTTATAAATTTCACAAAAAGCATCACGAATAGCATCTGCCATAATTCTACTATCAGCAACTGTTGCTCCGTAACTGTCATGTATCATTGAAAAGTTATCAACGCCATTTGCCTTAGCTTTAACGACAGCTAATTGTAAACAGGCACTATCTAAACTGTGAATGAGATTTGGACATACAGATAAGGCTTGTCTTCTTTTATCTATAACATCAGTCTCACTAGATATTGATAGCTTAACTATACTGTCTCCCATTTTAGTTTTGACACGCTTACTTTCTTTTTTGTAACACGTCATCATTACAGGAAATCCTACAGGTGTAGTCCAACACACAGGTAAATTTTCTGATGCTACTAATCTAGAAACAGTTTTTAGAAATGTCATAGTATCTCTAGCCTTAACAACAACATCATGGATACTTTCCCAAATGATTGGTGTTAAATATTGAGTAGCTTTAAACAAGTCATCTCCAAAGTCATGCTTAGTACCACGTTCATTAAATTCTTTAACAACATGGTCTTCTAAGTATTGTCTACATGAATACCTTGTTAATGAATAAGGTAAACACATAACTGGTTTCTTACAGATTTTTCTATCAACTCCATAAGCTAACCATTTCTTTGCTGTCTCATCTGTTTTAGTTCTTAACTTTTCTTTAGTTTTAAGTGCAACTAAATTATAGACATCATTAGGTTTATTTGATGGAACTAAATTAGTTGCCACCCCACCTATTTCATCACGCATCATTGCTGAATAATGTTGAAGTCCTGAATTAGAACAGTCTGCCTGTATAGGTAGTGTTGTTATAAAACTATCTGAATAATTAGTTTCAGCGTATGCTTTAAATTCATAACACCAAGCTAAGAAACAAAAAGGTTTATCAGCATCAGCCCACCAAGTATATTCTAAAGGTAAAGTTGCACAGTCAGTAATCTTTTGGACATTATCTCTTACCCAATTAACTCTTACTGATAGTTCTTCTTTATCAACTTCTCCAAATAGATTTGCACCTGCTATAGCTAAAGTGTCATAATTATTTCCAATACGTTTACCAAATTTAAACTTCAGTAAAGCTCTACTATAATCAGCAGATTGTGGAGATAACATTGCAGGTTTAGGATATATACGTCCTCTAAAGTCCAACTGATAAGGATAGAAAAAACCACCCTTATTTAAAAGTTCATCAGCTTCTTCTAATATTCTGCTGACCTGAACAAACTTAGAGCGTTGTCTTGCTTGGTTTGTATATACTTTAGATGCTTCACGTTTCCATTTAATTAACGCTTCAGGGTTAGTAGCAATATCTACAGGCTTTATTGGAAGCTCAATGGTTTCAGGATTAACTGGTAGTTTTCCTAGCGGAAAGTCATTTTTCCAACATGTAGATATAACTTCATATATATCTTTATTTATTACCCATTCCGTATGTTGCATGATGTTTACACTTTCGTAAACGACAGGCATCTCTTTAACTCTATTTTTTAGTTCTTCTAAGTATCGTCTACTAGAAGCCTTAACTAGATTGTAGTGCATTATTTGTTCTCCTTCGAATTGGCTAGAGTATTACTAATTTCCTCTGCGCTGTGTTGTTTGTAATTATGCTTTTTGCCATAGTAACCGCCAACAAATGGGTTCTCCCAATTTCTTGGTGGCATAATCATTGGTAGATATTTAGGAAGTAGAGCTTCATTTTTAATATTGAAGTTCTTAATCTCCTCTAAAATTTTGGGTGTAGGTTCAACATAAGTAACTGTCTTGTACTTATGACGTTTCCTATTCTGATGCTTAACTAGACCTAAAGTCTCTAAATAAGCCACGAATTTGACCCCTAAGTGCATACGTCCTTCTTTGCCCCAGTCGTCAAAATTGAGGTTATGTTTGTTCATACAATAAGTCCAAACCTTCTGTTTATATCCATACCTATTCTTCTTTTGAGGTAGGTTTTTTCCTGCCAGTCGTTTTGCTACTTGATTGTATTTCTCTTTTTCAGCATCTTTAAAAATAGTAATTCTAGCTTCTAACATTAAAGCAGTACCTATTTTGATTGCTAATTTATTCAGGGTTGTCTCGGTAGAAATCCCATCTATTATATTCTTTAAAGCAATAAGACTTACAGTATCCCAAATGTGTGGGTTCTTATCTATGAACACTTCATTAACAAATGCTGATTGTGGCAGACACTGGCATAACAATTTAAGAGCAGTTTGCTTATTCCCTGCTTCTCCATTGGTCATAGTTTTTACTTCATTATTTATCATTTCAGATAACTTGCTTATGTATTTCTGCTGAAGAACAATCCCATAAAGAGTTGTACTTTCTTGACTATCTAGAACAGCATCTTTGATTAATTTTTGGTATCTAGTGATGCCACCTCTAATCATTATTTCTTCATGTTCTAGTTCTGCAGTGATTTTTTTAGTGTAGTCTTCGTTATCCTTAAACTTACCGCCAACACCAACTTTTACTAATTCTTCTAATTGTTGTTGTAATAACGTCTTCTGCTCGTATGTACTCATAGTGTTCTTTTCCTTATGATTTATGTATTCACTTGTGTTGCCTGTTGCATTTGGAAATGCCGTCAAACAGTAGTTCTGTTGCAACTGTTGCAAAGACTACCCACTAGTGGATACATCTAGTTTTTAAAAAAAAGACGTTGGTATTGAAGACGAATATGCAGTAGTGGGTATGAATGAGATGTTGAGGAAGTTCCTAAGACTACTTACCTGTCTAGAACTGTTCTCTTTCCTATCCATACCCTTTCTACAATGCAACACATTGTCTTCAATGCAACATCTGTCGCAACACTTTTTTAAACCAGTTGTGCTACTAAAACTGGTTCTGCGCCTAACAAGACTCGAACTTGTACACCCGAAGGTATCAGTTCCTAAGACTGACGTGTCTGCCAATTCCACCATAGGCGCATCTATTTTCTTTGGCAAAATAACAGATAACATTTTTTTATCAATCAGTCTTATCATTTATTTATTCTTACTATTATGTCCAATCAATGAGGATTTTCTGTCTTCTTCCCCATCAAATTCTTCGTCACTCATTTGATATGTTTTCATTGCACGTTTTTTAGCTACATCAGTAGACTTGATATAATATTTAGCTGATGTCTCTACACATGTATGACCTGCCATATCCATAATAATTGCAGGGTGTACTCCACGCTCTCCCAGTCTAGTACAAAAAGTTCTTCTTGTAATATAAGGTGTGTGGTCTTTTATCTTACAAAGTTTTGCATACTTTCTAAATTTATCTTCTAACGCATGTTTAGATAAATCTGCAAATACTCTTTGGTCTTTTCTTTGCATAGCTACAGTTTTGTAGTTCTTAATTATTTCTATGCACCTTTTTGTTAAAGGCATATTTTCAGTATCATTACCTGTCTTTTCTCTATGCCAAGTAATAGTCCAATTTTTGAAATTTATATTTTTTAAATTCCATTTAAAGAACTCTGTTTCATACCTCTGTCCTGTATCAATTAACCAAGCGTAAGCATGGGCAAATAGAAAGTCGCCAAGCTCTTGTGCTTTAGCTATAACTTGATGCTCCTGCTCTTTGGTTAATGTGTTCTTCTTTGCTATCTGAACTTCCTTCAGGTTTCTCCAACCATAATGTTTATGGGTAGGATTTGGACTTAATACTTTGCTGTAATCCATCAAGCCTTTATCAATGGCATGAGCTATACAACAACGTATAACGCTAAGTCTTCTGTTAGTTGTTCTAGTGCTAAAGGTAGATAGATTATTAGCTTTACGTTCTATAATCCGCTTCTGCATAAAAGCTACGAAGTTGTCATAGTTATCATGCGTCTGCATTTCATCTAACCTTATGTCTTTAGGAAAAAAAGCAAATATATCATCTGCATATATTAATACTGCTTTTTCCTGCTTGTTGTTTTCCCAACGTAGCTTAAAGACAATATCAAATATTTCTTTAAGAGTTGGAACAGCACCTGCTCGTACTTTAACTTTGGCTTCAACGCCATGTGTAGCAATGTGCTTATGTGCTAAGATTTTCTGCTTCTTAGCTTCTTCTAAAGCAACAAGGAAAGCATCATTATATTCTGATGCAGTATGTCCTTTAGGAAGGTTTAACTTCACAGATTTAAAGTCACTAACAGTATTTACTATACCATTGTGAACTACCTGCTTTCTTGTCTGTACCACAATAGAATTACCTCGAACTCTAATTCCTTTGGGTAGTAACATGCTTGTGTCTATCTTTGCCATAGTTGTTTACGCTCCTTTTATGTTTATGACGTTACGAAATTCAGACACATTAGGTTGGCTAACACTTGTTGAACCAATTAAATGTTTCTGAAATTTTTTACCTTCTTTAGTTAGTCTTACATAAGTAAATTTAACTCTTTCTTTTTCATGTGGTTCTAGGTGTCGAACCAAATCTAAAGTTGTAGCTAAATAACTTAGTATCCTACTTAAAGATGATTGGTTTATTCCAATCCCAAAAATACTTCTGTAATTTTCAGATATATTCTTGGTCATCATCTGCTCCTCACGCATACAAAGTAATACCTTAAAAACACAAATGTGTTGGAATGGTACTCCATTGCTATGCAAGTCTATCTTTCTTGCTTTCTCGACTTCCTTAATTCTGTCTAAGAATAGTCGGTCAAACTGAAGATTATGAAGAACTTTTTCTATGCTCTGTCTTAACACCATCTTCTGCTCCCTTTCTGTATTTAGAAAACTTAAACACAGTGGCATTTAGATGGATTGCTTTAGTCATACGAATAAGTGCTGATGCGACTTCCCATTCAGGGCTGTCGTCAAATGGTATAACATTAGATTGTCTAGCTTTTTTATCAAAGCTATACATAATCTCAATGTCTCCTATTTTAACAGCAACACTCTTTTCAATATCGTCATTTATTAAAACAACTTTACTGAAAAACTTCGTCTTACTTAAAGCGACTTTAGCGATTTCATTATTCTTATATTGGGAACGTAAATCTTTAACAAAGTAATCAAAATCACGTTTGTTTCTAAGTTTACATCTAATGAAATACCACGCTGAACAGTACGCTTTCGCAAACATCATAAGTACATGTGTCATAGTTTTATTTATATTATCGTTACTTGCCATAATTAGTATATTATTTCCTTCCTATGCACAAGTGTACTGTATCTGTGACAACCACAGGTTTAGTACACCATTTAATGAAAAAATAGATAACATCATGTGCATATATTTGTATTATCATTTTATTATTATTAACCAATCGAACATCTATAGAACATTAATAGATTTTTCTACGCACACAATTTTGATGTGGATAAACTCATTGAACTCTGAGTTGCGTTTCGTTCCTGTTAAAATATCTTTAAAAAGAATTGGCATGAAACTATTCTAGTAAATCTTCTATAGTTTCAACGACCACAACTTCAGCCTTAAAGGGTGCTTCAGC